CCCAAAGCAAGGTAAAGGACTAAAGAAAGTTATTTTGATTTGGACTAATGGTTCTGAGGTTGGAATGTTCGATGAGCATGGTTCGATTTATGCAAATCAAATTACTGAAGTCGAGCGAGATGGAACATGGCACGAGGTTAGTCACTCATGACAGATAAAGTTGATCAGTGGATTTGGTACGTTGATACTAGATATAAAAAGATTAGAAAGTTAAAATTAAAATCTTTTTTATATAAAGTAAATGAAGACCCATATCATCATAGATCTGCTCGTAAATATTTTGCAACAGAAAAATTATGTGAAGAATATTTAGCAACTAATTAAAACCTACGGGTGTATGCAGCTATTGCATACACCCCAGAATTGTAGAGAGAAGAGCATGTGGGCGGGACCCACCCCAGAAAAAATAATAACAAGTCCCAGAAATCTTTTGTTGACACCTATATTAATTAATATAATATCCTACATATTAACAAAGGAGAAAGCATGGAAAAAATAAACTATAAAGATCTAAAAAAGAATGATCGAATAAAGTCTAATCAAATTGGTGTACCAATTACAGGTAAACTAATGGAAAGCCCAAAGCAAGGTAAAGGATTAAAGAAAGTTATTTTGATTTGGACTAATGGTTCTGAGGTTGGAATGTTCGATGAGCATGGTTCGATTTATGCAAATCAAATTACTGAAGTCGAGCGAGATGGAACATGGCACGAGGTTAGTCATGGCTGAGTCTACTAAATTTTTCAGACAGAAAAAAGGTCAGTGGATTTGGATGTACAACACTAAAACAAATCGTAGATCTAAAATTGAATTACAATATATTTTAGATTTAGTTAATGGTTGTCATGATTATGAGATCATGCATTTCGCATTAGAAAAAGAAAGGGATAGTTATAGAAAAAGTTATTTAAATAATAAATAAAACTTCTGGGTGTATGCAGCTATTGCATACACCCTACAGTTGTAGAGAGAAGAGCATGTGGGCGGGACCCACCCCGACTCTCTCCCCTTCCAATAGAGGTACCAATGCGTTTTGAAAATTTGAACTTTTTATTTTTGTCGATCACCCTTTTTGCAAAAGGGATCCTAACGTATACCCCTATATAGCTTGATTTAAATAATTTATCCTATAAAATACTTTTTGGTTCCATATGAAGCTAACAATAGACCAGATAAATAAAATACCTGATGCACAGGCTAGAGAAAGACTGAAAGCAGATATTATAAAAGGGTATGAAAATAAAAAAGCTGAAGAAGCAAGAGGTGACTTCTTATCTTTTGTAAAAAGGATGTGGCCACAATTTATTGAAGGTGAGCATCATAAAGTTATATCAGAAAAATTTAATCGAGTTGCTAAAGGTGAACTTACTCGTCTTATAATCAACATGCCACCTAGACATACAAAGTCTGAGTTTGCATCTTACTTTTTGCCTGCGTGGATGATTGGCCGTGATCCGAGTTTAAAGATAATTCAAGCAACTCACACGGCAGAACTTGCAGTGTCCTTTGGCCGTAAAACTAAAAACTTAATTGACTCACAAGAGTATCAAGATTTATTTCCAACTCGACTTCAAGAAGATAGTAAGGCAGCAGGACGTTGGAACACTTCTGAAAAGGGAGAATACTTCGCAGCCGGTGTCGGCGGTGCAATGACCGGTCGTGGTGCTGATCTACTTATAATTGATGATCCACATTCAGAGCAAGACGTAAACTCACCCAATGCATTTGAAAAAACTTACGAGTGGTATACTTCAGGACCACGTCAACGTTTGCAACCAGGAGGAAGAATTATTCTGGTCATGACAAGATGGAGTAAAAAAGATTTAACTGAAATGTTATTACAATCTCAAAAAGAAGAGAAAGCAGACAAATGGGAAATAGTAGAGTTCCCTGCAATCATGCCATCGGGAAAACCTGTCTGGCCACAATATTGGAAGCTCGAGGACCTTGAAGCTGTAAAAGCATCTGCAGGTGTAAACAAATGGAATGCACAGTATATGCAAAACCCAACCTCGGACGAAGGAGCTTTGATCAAACGAGAGTGGTGGCGAGATTGGGAAAGCGATGAGATGCCAATACTAGATCACGTTATACAATCTTACGATACTGCATTCTTAAAAAAACAAACTGCCGACTATTCTGCAATCACTACGTGGGGTGTGTTTAGAGAAGATGAAGACTCACCACAATCAATTATATTAATTGATTCTTTAAAAGGTAGGTATGAATTTCCAGAATTAAAAAGAATTGCTATGGAACAGTATCAATATTGGAAACCAGAAACAGTTTTAATTGAAGCTAAAGCTGCAGGACTGCCATTGATCTTTGAGTTAAGACGTATGGGAATTCCTGTTGCAGACTTTACACCGAATCGTGGAAATGATAAACATGCAAGAGTTAACTCAGTTGCACCTCTATTTGAATCTGGTAGAATCTTTGCTCCTAAGAATAGAGAATTTGCACAGGAAGTAATTGAAGAGTGTGCTGCGTTTCCGTACGGTGAACATGATGATTTGGTTGACTCCACTACCCAAGCGATCATGAGATTTAGAGATGGTGGACTAATCTCTCATCCAGACGACTTTAGGGATGAGCCTATAACTAAGAAAAGGTACTCATATTATTGGTAATGACATTCGTATTTAAACACCCTAGTAAATATAAAAAATTAACAACCACAGTTCCTCCTAAATCAGGACCACAATCAGAAGGCTTGAATATTGATTACAATACTGTTAAAGAGGTAAGATTGGAGAAAAAGTATGGCAATAGACAAAAGCCTGCCAAACAAAAAGGTTGAAATACCTGGGCAGCAAGAACAAATTGAAGAGCAAATAGAAATTCGTGAAGAGTTGCCTGATCCAGGTGACACGGAAATTACACCTACAGAAGATGGTGGTGTAGAAATTAATTTTGAACCGGGAGCATTTAGCCAAGAGCAAGGCGAAAGCCACTTTGACAATTTAGCTGAGTTACTACCGGAGGAAACATTAAATCCTCTTGGTTCAGAATTAGTACAAAATTATACAGACTACAAAGCTTCAAGAAAAGATTGGGAAGATACTTACGCAAAAGGTTTAGATCTTTTAGGATTTAAGTATGAACAAAAAACAGAACCGTTCCAAGGTGCAAGTGGTGCCACACACCCTGTGCTTGCTGAAGCGGTTACACAATTTCAAGCATTGGCATTTAAAGAATTGTTACCTGCAAGTGGCCCTGTAAGAACTCAAACTATTGGAGCACCGACTCCACAAAAGAATGACCAAGCAAACAGAGTTAAAGAATTCATGAACTATCAACTCATGGATGTGATGAAAGAGTACGAACCAGAGTTTGATCAAATGCTTTTTTATCTCCCTCTTAGCGGTTCTGCATTCAAGAAAGTTTACTATGATGATCTTTTAGGCAGAACCGTTTCTAAATTTGTACCGGCAGATGATTTGATCGTGCCATATAATGCATCTTCATTAGAAGACGCAGAGGCCGTGATCCATCGTCTTAAAGTCTCGGAAAATGATCTAAGGAAACAACAAGTAGGAGGTTTCTACAGAGACATAGAATTACCAAAACCATACTCACAAGAAACAGAAGTTGATAAAAAAGAAAGAATGTTGGAAGGCACAAAAAGAACTTTCAACGAAGATGTTTACACGTTACTAGAATTTCATGTCAATCTAGATTTAGAAGGGTTCGAGGATCGTGGACCTGATGGACAAGAGACAGGAATAAAACTTCCTTACATTGTAACTGTGGAAGAAGGTTCAAGAGAAATATTATCAATTAGAAGAAACTACGAAGTAGCAGATCCTAAGAAACAAAAGATTCCATACTTTGTACATTTTAAATTTTTACCAGGATTAGGTTTTTACGGATTTGGTTTGATTCACATGATTGGTGGATTATCAAGAACAGCAACATCAGCTTTGAGATCATTGCTTGATGCAGGAACATTATCAAACTTACCTGCAGGATTTAAAATGCGTGGTATTAGAATTAGAGATGATGCTCAATCAATACAGCCAGGAGAATTTAGAGACGTAGACGCACCAGGTGGAAACATTCGTGATTCATTTATGACATTACCATTCAAAGAGCCGTCTGCAACTCTACTACAGCTTATGGGTGTCGTGGTTTCAGCTGGTCAGCGTTTTGCATCAATTGCTGATCTTCAGATAGGTGAGGGTAATCAACAAGCCGCGGTGGGCACGACAGTCGCCTTGTTGGAACGTGGATCGAGAACTATGTCAGCGATCCACAAAAGAATTTATGCATCATTAAAAAATGAATTCAAGTTAATGGCAAGAGTGTTTAAATTGTACTTGCCACAAGAATACCCATACGATGTTGTTGGGGGTCAAAGGATGGTTAAGCAACAAGACTTTGACGACAAGGTTGACATCATTCCAGTTGCAGATCCAAACATTTTTTCTCAATCTCAAAGAATATCTATTGCCCAAACGGAACTGCAGCTGGCAACTTCAAACCCACAACTACACAATATGTATCAAGCGTATAGAAATATGTATGAAGCTTTGGGTATAAAAAACATCGACAACATATTAAAACCACCTCAAAGACCCATGCCAATGGATCCTGCAATAGAACATATACAAGCTTTAGGTGGTCAACCCTTCCAAGCGTTTAAAGGTCAAGATCATCAAGCTCACATTACAGCTCATTTAAATTTTATGGCAACGAATATGGCAAGAAACAATCCATCAGTTATGGCATCATTGCAGAAAAATATTTTTGAACACATATCTTTGATGTCTTTAGAGCAAGTTGAAATGGAATTCCAAAATGAAATATTACAACTACAACAAATGCAACAAAATCCTCAAATGATGAAAGATCCAAGAGTACAACAACAAGTTATGGACTTAAATATGAGGATAGAATCTAGAAAAGCTATCTTAATTGCAGAAATGATGGAAGAGTTTATGAGAGAAGAGAAGAAATTACTTGGTGATTTTGGAAATGACCCTCTTGCTAAACTAAGAGCCAGAGAATTAGACATTCGATCTCAAGAAAATGCTAGAAAAGCCGAAGAATCTGACAGAAGATTTGATTTAGATAAGATGAGAGCTATGATGAACCAAGCAAATACTGATGAAAAACTAGATCAGAACGAAGAATTAGCTAAATTAAGAGCTGATACATCAATTGAAAAAACAATTTTGAGTAAAACCTTACCAAATGCAGATCAAATGATGCCAAAAGTCGACATTATTAGAAGCGAAAATTAGTTATGATGACAAAACCAGAAAAAAAGGTTAAAAAAGTAATGAAGGAGTTTAAAAAAGGTAAACTCAACATTGGTAAGTCGAAGAAAAAAGTAAAAAATCGTAAACAAGCGATTGCAATTGCTTTATCTGAGGCGGGTAAATCAAACAAAAGGAGATAAAATGGAAAAATTAGATAAAATTATGGACATCCAGACTCCAAAAGAGAAAACTGAGATAGATCCAAGGTCTAAAACTACTGCTGACAAATCTTATAACCGTATCGCTACTGGTGAAGAGGTTACTGTTAGAGGAACTAAGAGAATGTTAGCTGAAAAATCTAAAAAAGCTAAGTGGATATAAAAAGTTATGTGGTTTAGTGCTCTTAAATTAGGGTTAAACGCTGCAACGCACATCTATAAGAAAAAACAAGAAACAAAAATGAAGATGGCGGATGCACAATTAATGCATGCCGATAAGATGGCTCGAGGGGAAAGCGAGTACCAAGGTAAATTATTAGAAGCCAGACAATCGGACTGGAAAGACGAGTTCGTTTTGCTCGTTCTCACGGCGCCGATTTTGGTGATCGCTTGGGGGGTCTTCTCGGACGATCCGGGTGCAGCAGAGAAGATAAAAATGTTCTTTGAGCAGTTCCAACAGCTGCCGTCATGGTTCACTAATTTATGGATCCTTGTCGTGGCGAGCATTTATGGTATAAAGGGTACACAAATATTTAAAAACGGAGGAAAAAAATAATGCCTGGAAAACCAATTAGTAAAAGTAAAAATGCAGGACTAGCAAAATTAGCAAAGTCTGGAGATAAAGGAAGAGCTTTAGCAAAAAAATTTGGATATAATCCAGATAGAATGACCGCTAAAAAAGGTGGCAAAGCATCTAAATATAAAATTAGGAAGAAAAAATAATGGCAAAACTATGTCCTAGAGGTAAGGCCGCAGCAAAGCGTAAGTTTAAGGTATATCCCAGTGCATATGCTAATATGTATGCATCCGCTGTGTGCAGTGGTAAAATAACCCCCGGTGGCAAAAAAGATAGAAAAAAAGCTATGGGTGGTGGAATGATGGATGATAGAGGTTTTTATAGCAACGGTGGTAAAGTTGCAAAAGGTTGTGGTGCCATTTTAAAAAATAAGAAGAAAAAAACAAGGATGGTCTAGTGAGGACCTTTTATTCAAAAGGTGGGGGACTTAGAGAATGGGTCAAACAAAATTGGGTCGATATTGCGAACAAGCGAAAAGATGGCTCTTACCCGAAGTGTGGAAGAAGTGGTGGAGAAAAAAGAAAAAATTATCCAAAATGCGTGCCCATTGCAAAAGCAAGAGCGATGTCCAAAGGGCAGCGTGCGGGTGCCGTAAAAAGAAAACAAGCACTATCGAATACAGGCCCTACAC